ACCGTTTCCTTGAAGCTGACAAAGATAACAACACTTAGTCCTTCCAGCATAAGGTCCTCAGCCATCTCGACAAGGTCAGGTCCCTTCAATGTCTCAGCCAGTTGGCGGGCACGTATGATATTGACGATGACATGCTCACTGTTCTCTACTGTGCCGTTCTCAGTGTGCTGCTCTAGGATCTCTGGTGTGAGACCTAGGTCTTTGTAAGCCTTCTTGATCTTAGCTAGATTCTTAAATTGAATTGGCTCAACGAATATACGGTTCTCTTTAAAGGCGTCAGGCAGGTCCTGCACGGACAGTCGGTCAGTGCTGATGCCATACATGCTCTCCCTGAGGTCTTTAAGTTTGCTCTTTTTAGTCAAACGCCACTGATTCCAGAAATCCTTTTCACAACCAAGTCTAGTCATCCAGCTATACCAAGATCTCAGTGGCTTGTCCGCTTTGTTAAGACTGTGTAGCTTGAGCATGTAGCCGAGTGATCTCATCTCAGTCGGGTCTTCCGCTGCTGTAGCAGACATACCATGTATCTGATAACCTTGGTTAACAAGTGACAAAACGAGCTGTGCATTTTGTGTGTAGGGTCCCTTGCACTTGTGGATCTCGTCTACGAGAAGAAGTGTTCCCATAGGTAACATCCACTTCATTATCTTCTTACCTGACTTGGTCATCCACTTGGTACGACCACCACGAATCTTTTCGTAGTTAATTACAAACAGTGGGTCTACGCCCATATCTTTTAACTCGCGCTCCCAAGACGGGATAACTTGCTTCGGGCACAGGACAGCAACAGGGTGTCCTAATGACTTTGCTAACGCAGCGGCAACTACAGTTTTGCCTGTTCCAGCATCGCTGGTGTCGAGTGTGTTGTGTCCCTGACGCTGGGTAATAGTAAAGAATCTATGCGCGTCTTCTTGCTTGGGAAATAGTGTTTTCATTGTTTACTGGCTTCATGGTTTCTGATTTGTATGATTCATACCTACCAGACGTCATTTAGCCCGTCAACAATTTTTCAATATATTTTTTCCTTAGGCGAAGTTTTTCCTGTATTCTCTTGTAGCCATTAGGAATGCATCGACGATCCCGTCGTGTGATGTCTTCGATCTTGGTGTCGCTAACCACTTCTCATCGGGTAGTATTTCCTGAGCTTTGGCAATCGCATATTTCTTAGACTGCCCCTTAGGGAACTTACCCAACATTTCTTTTTGCCACTCCCTGACAGAGACGGCATCCCACGGCCAGCACATACCTGTGCACAGCCCAGTAAGCTGACCATAGCACAACGCCATAGACCGCATGGATTGTGAGGATGGGGCATGGTGCAGGGGCTCCTCGATGACCACCCGCATAGGCGGACATTCAAATGATAGTATCCAGTCCCTGAACGCGATCATGTCGAGCTCAGTCTTCTTACCATTCTTGTAACTCGGTAAACGGGTATACCCTAGCAGGGCACCATCCCAGCTACTAATAGCCACAGCTGCCCCAGAGCAAGATCCGTTATCGACGCCTACGATCATGGACAGGTGGGAGGAAGTCTGCTCGGACTAACACACCATCTCCATGCCATGGGGCGAACAAGTTGTATCCTTTCTCAAGGCTTTGTATAAATGATATTTCTTTCCAGCTGTTAGGAATCACTCTGACAAAGTCACCTGTGATTTGTTTTGCGGAATAGAAGTAATCGACACTGGAGCGTACACTCCCTTTGATAACGAACGGGTCAGGCTCGTGGCTGCGTTCAGCGAAAAATTTCATTAGTCTTGGTTGTTTGGTTCTGGGTCTACATCGACAACCTTGGTTGGCCTTTTTCTGGCAGCTGCTGCGGCATCGTTGAGAATGTTAATATCTATGCTGAGGCTATTAGCCCCACCTTTTTGTTTTTCATCTAGTCCGAAGTGGCGTCGTGCTATCTTATCAAGCACCTCTACTTCTCGGACATTGCTGGGCGGCCTCATCTGAGCCATGCCATCTCGCATTAGGCGGACCGCTTGGCTCGCCATGTAGCTTTGGTATTGTTCTGCTGGGCTACCCTGAGCTTCGGCGATCTCGTTGATCCTACCTTTTTCGTCGAGGTGGGCGTGCTCTGCGGCTTTCTTGAGTGCATCTGGAGTCTTGTGCGATTCAGTACCATCAAAGATAGACTCTGGTTTTGGGGCATCTGCATCAACCCACGGAGTTGGGTTCTCTGCCCACTTGCTCTTTTTGGGTGGTGCGCCCGCATCCCTGAACCATCTACGCAGTGTACTTACATGGACTCCACATTCTTGGGAGATGGCCTTAAAGGTATACTGCTGCTCATACATCTCCATCGCTTTAGTAAACAGGCGGCGCTTCTTTCCATTTTGGCCAAACGGGTTTGTGACCTTTTTCTTGTGCAAAGGTAGCGGCTCAGGGCCTTTATTTTTTTTGTCTTCAGGGTTGTCCTTCGCCATGTGTTGGAGTATAGTTTGTATTTACAATGTATTCAATCATTAATGGAGATTAAATTAGACAGCAAATACGAGCCGTTCATTAAGCCGTCTAGCACCAAGATGGATGTGGGTGGCATGGAGATACCGCCAACTAGTTTGCTAACTGCGTTACTGTTTGGTTTCGCTAACCACGACTTGATGAAGGCTAAGGAGTATTACTTCTGGAGAGCTTGTGATGTTCTGTGGAATAGGCCAGATCTACCTGAGCCCCTGATGCAACCAAACCCATGGGCTAAGACAATTATCAGAAGCTGCCTTGAGAATAAGTTTGTTGCTGTTGGTGGTGCCGCTTCATCATCTAAGTCACACACGATGGCGGCCTACGCTATCATCAACTGTCTATCCCAGCCTAAGGATACCTTAGTCCTGATTACTTCAACCACGTTACGTGAAGCACGTAAGCGGATCTGGGGTTCCATTATCAGCTTACTGGCAGTGATAGATGATATGCCTTTCAGGATTCGGGATTCCATAGGTAACGTAGCTTACGTAAACGAGCACGGCACACTCCTAGAGAAGTCTGGTCTTTCGCTTATTGCAGCGGAGAAGAGCAGGACTCGTGAGGCAGTAGGTAAGTTTATTGGTATTAAGAACAGGCGGGTTATTGTTATAGGTGACGAGCTATCTGAGATATCTGAGGCTGTGGTACACGCTGGTCTGACCAACTTGTCATCAAACCCTGAGTTCCGCATGATCGGTATGTCCAACCCGAGCTCCAAGTTCGATGCGTTTGGCGTGTGGTCTGAGCCAGAGGATGGCTGGGATTCGGTAGATACCAACGTCGATGATGGCTGGCGTACCAAGTGGGGCGGAAAATACATACGATTAGACGGTGAGCGTAGCCCAAACATCTTAGCAGGTGAGACAATTTACCCATACTTACCGCGTGCCGATCAGATCGCGGAGAAGCGGGAGCTACTGGGAACTAGCTCCCGTGGTTATATGCGAATGGTTCGGGCTGTGTTCTTTGACTCAGATGAGGACGAAGGTATCTACAGCGAGAATGAGATAACCAAGAGCGGGTGCATGAATAAGGTTCGATGGGCATCAGCACCTACCAAGGTAGCTGGTCTCGACCCTGCCTTTACTAATGGCGGTGACAGGACCGTGCTGTATGTAGGGCAGGTAGGAATTGACGATACAGGTCAGTTTGTCTTTGAGCTAGGTCAGAGCTACCAGCTTAATGATGACGCGACCAACAAGGCGGTACCACGGACATATCAGCTGGTGGAGCAGATCAAGAAGATTTGTAAGAAGGAGGGTGTAGCCCCCGATGATCTAGCGGTGGACGCAACTGGTGCAGGTTCATCTTTCTGTGACGTATTGGCAGGAGAGTGGTCGGCTAGATTCTTACGCGTTACCTTCGGTGGCAGACCCTCAGATAAGCGTGTCTCAGTGAATAGCCAGCTTACGGGACTGGAGCTATATACCAACCGAGTGTCAGAGCTGTGGTTTGTGGGCAAGGAGCTGATGAGGACCAGACAAATTTTTGGTGTGGACTCTGATTTAGCTCAGGAAATTGTCGGTCGTAACTATGAGCTAGTAAAGACTGGCTCACTAAAGGTTAGGATTGAGTCCAAGCCAGAGTTTAAGCAGAGGCTAGGACAGTCTCCCGACCTTGCAGATGCAGCGTTTCTAGCCCTTGACTGTGCTCGCCAGAGGCACGGATTGATCGCTATGGAGCCACGTGAGGAAGATCCAAATCAGGCTTATAGGAAACCACCCAAGTCGATGAAGCATCTAAAAGCCGCACTACAGAACGACGCCGCTTACTTACCTTAATTTACCCTTGAGTTCGGAGGCACAATGTATATACTTATACTTAACTTGAACCTATAAGTTCTATATGCCGCCAAACGAAAAATACCCAAACGAGTCCGAAGAACAATTTCAATCTCGCATGAAGCTGCAAAAAGTTGAAGCTGAGCTCGCGAAAGCTAATGGGGCTGCTACTCCAAAATCAGAGGTAGGAGATTACTTTACCGAGGGGGAGACTCTTAATAATAGCATTATAGCCCCTCCCTCCTCTGGAAATGCTGGAATCACAACTATTGGTGAGACACCTAAACCAAGTAATTTATTTGGGATCGGAGGTGTACAAGGCGCAGGTGGTTTGAGTGGCGGAGGTGTACAAGGCGCAGGTGGTTCGAGTGGCAGCGGTGTACAAGACGCAGGTGGTTCGAGTGGCAGCGGTGTACAAGGCGCAGGTGGTTTGAGTGGCGAGAGTGGCCCAGTTGGGGGAAAGCCTCGCGAGACTGCAAAAGAGTTTAGCTCAGGACAACGGGGCCCAGCAGGTGAGAAACCCGAAACCAAGAAACC